GAGTAGTAGCAGTAACAGACGAACCCGATTTAATCATGGATTGCTACTTTAACTTACAATGTGCTCGACCAATGCCACTCTACTCAGTACCAGGACTTATCGACCACTTCTAGAGGCTTAAAAATGGGACTTCTATCCAACATATTCGGAGCAATAACAACTCCGATCGCAACCTTAGTAGCAGGAGGGCTCTCCCTAGCGGGAGGGCTTATTACTAACAAATCAAACAGGGAACTAGCAGAAACCGCTAACCTACTTACACAGGAACAATTCGACAAAGCACTAGACTTCAATGCAGGACAAGCAGACATGTCAAGGATGTTCTCAGCAGAACAAGCATCAATAGCAAGATCATTCAACTCAGAACAAGCAGAGGTAAACCGACAATTCAGTGCACAAGAGGCACAAAAAGCAAGAAACTGGTATACCCAAATGTCAAACACAGCACACCAACGCGAGGTAAAAGACTTAAGATCAGCAGGACTAAATCCAATACTCTCAGCAAACTCAGGCGCACCAGTATCAGCATCACCAAGCGCAAGCGGATCTGCAGCATCAGCACAAGCAGCACAATCAGCAATGGCATCATCAGGTGGCGGTGGATCATTCCACGCACCAACCATGCAAAACGCACTAGGAGACGGAATATCATCAGCAACAGACGTAGCAAACACAGGAACAAACATGCAACAAACAGAAGCTAATATAGAGAAAATATCAGCAGAAATACTTAAAATAGGAACAGATAACGGAAAAAGCAAAGCAGAAACACAGCAAATACTAACAACAGTAATTAAACTAAGAGCAGAAGCGGTAAAAATAGTAGCAGACAAACAATTAACAGATGAAAACCGTAGAAACATGGAAATAATCAACGAATATGAAAGACTTAAAAACGACTACTTTAAAAGATCACCAGGAGCAATGGCATCAAAACAGGTAGGAAAAACTTCAGGCGTAGCAATATCAGTCTTTAATAAAATCTCTGAAGTAATGGAAAGAGAATGGGGAGACTTTAAACAATATACACAAGACATAGGACACCCTTACCAGGAATACAACCCACAATAGGAAAACATCATGAAATTTCAGAAAGGAAGAAACGGTAAAACAGTAAGAAACATCATTAACACAGGACCAGGATTAACAGAACAATCTCACAAACATGAAACAGATATAAACTTCATACTAGAAGATTATAAACGCACAGGATTCATGAAACATGCAAAAGAAAATCAGGGAAAATACGACGATATCTCAGTACAGGACTTTCAAACAGCTATGTTCCAGGTAACAGAAGCAACAAACATGTTCAACGAACTACCAGGACATATACGTAAACGATTCCAAAACAATCCATCACATTTCCTAGAATTTGTACAAAATCCTGCAAACAAAACAGAAATGCAGACACTCGGCATACTCAAAGGTAATGACGGAATAGACATGTCAGGCGTCGCTACAGACGCACCAGTCATCGACAAACCGGTACCACCGGTTACACCTCCGGTTACACCGGAAACACCAGAATAACGCGCTTATTGCGTTATTAAGCCCCATCTCTACTTGATGTAATGGGGCTAAGTGACACCTTTTAGGTGGAACGCACTAAAAAAAAGGAATATCATGTACTTAATAGAGGCAATTCAATTCTTAACAGATCATTGGGATACAATAGGACTTATATTCACAAACATCATCGCTTTATTCATTAAATCACCCTTAGATAAAAGAAAGGAGAAACAAAATGTCCAGAAGAAGTAAATTATCATACAACGGCTCAAGATCATTATTTAAAGCTACAGCAGACAAAACTCACAGGATGAACTTAAACAGCAGACCACTACGGGGTGGCACCAGGCTATAAATGCCGTGCTATCATCCCATCACAGGGTACAGGAGCAAATTTGTCAACAAAACCGGGAAACGATCTATTGTATTCAATACTAACGATGGATATCGAGACCTGGAGGTTACTCTACCCTGCGGAAGATGTTACGGGTGTAGGCTTGAATACTCCCGACAATGGGCAATGCGGTGCTATCATGAAGCACAGCTACATAAGGAGAACTCATTCATCACGCTAACATACAACAATGAACATCTACCACAAGACAAAAGCATACATAAAAGCGAGGTACAAAAATTTCTTAAAAGACTTAGGAAAAACACCGGAAGAACAATTAGATACTTTGCGTGCGGTGAGTACGGCGATAAAAATAACCGCCCTCATTATCACGCTATTATCTTTGGCTACAATTTTCCTGATCGCAAACTATGGAACATCATTAACGGGTCCCCTCTATATAGATCAAGACTGCTAGAAAAAACTTGGAAAAAAGGTCATTCATCAATAGGCGAGGTAACATTCGAGTCATCAGCATACGTAGCAAGGTACGTCATGAAAAAAAGGAAAGGTAAACCAGATGAAATAGACAAACATGGAAAAACAAACAAGGAATATTACCAGGCACTAGATACACAAACAGGAGAAATCACAGAGATACAACCAGAATTCTGCTTAATGTCACGTAAACCAGGTATAGGACTAGAATGGCTAAAAAAATATCACAAGGATACAGACAAAGACTTCGTAACAGTAAGAGGTAAAAAAATGTCATTACCAAAATACTACGACACCAAGTTAGAAGAACTACTCAATAAAGACATGGAGAATAGAAAGGCAAACAGAGTAAAAAACATCAACAGAAAAGACAACACAAGAGAAAGACTAGAAACAAGAGAAAAAGTAAAAATAGCACAAACAACTCAACTACAACGCAACCTAGAGGAAACATCATCATGAAACTAAATATATACTCAATCTATGACGACACAGCAAAAGCATTCATGCAACCCTTCTTCCTACACAATCATGCACTAGCAGTACGAGCATTCACCGACCAGGTAAACAGCGAAACCCCTAATTCATTATCATTACACCCAGAACAATTTACCCTCTATCACGTTGGAGAATTCAACGATGAAACGGGAAACCTGGAACTTAGAGAACACCAGTCACTCGGCAAAGGAATATCATATAAAGAAAAAACACAAGACCAGAAATCAATGGATAGTGTAATATCAGAACTTAAAACACATATAGACAACGTATTAGCGTTCAACAGAACAACAGTTAAACTCGACGAGGTATCATAAACATGCAATCAGTAATGGCACACTCATTTAGCAGAGCACCAACAGCAGACGTACAACGTTCATCATTCAACCGCTCACACGGCTACAAAACCACATTCAACTCCGGGTTCTTAATTCCCGTATTTTGCGATGAAGCAATCCCAGGAGACACCTTTACACTCAACCCGACCATGTTCGCAAGGTTAAATACTCCTATATACCCCTTAATGGACAACCTGTTCTTAGACGTTCACTACTTCAGCGTCCCTATCAGACAAATATGGAGCAACTTTAGGAAATTCTGTGGAGAACAAACAGACCCCGGCGATTCTATCGACTTTACAATCCCAATCTCAACAGCTACTACTACAACGGGCTATGCTAATCAGACCCTACAGGATTATCTCGGCTTACCAACTCAGGTACCGGATTACGAACACTCAGCACTATTCACTCGTGCATATAACCATATATACAACGAATGGTATCGCGATCAAAACCTCATCGATTCTGCAACCGTAGACACTGGAGACGGACCCGACAGTCCAACGAACTACACGCTACGAAAACGAGGAAAAAGGCACGACTACTTTACATCAGCACTCCCTTGGTTACAGAAAGGTGACAGCGTAGAGATGCCTCTTGGAAGTACAGCACCAGTAGACCCCACAGGCGTATTCGAATTCGCGGAAAACCTAGCGGGAACAACAAATCCAACAGAAATAGCCAGGGGAAACTCAGGCGCATTCACATCACTAGACGCTAAAAGTACAGGCGTATATCACGCAGACTTATATTACAAATCAGGATTAGAAGCAGACTTATCAACTGCAGTCGGCGCAACAATCAATCAGCTACGGCAGTCATTCCAAATACAGAAACTACTAGAACGCGATGCACGATCAGGTACCAGGTACTCAGAAATCGTCAAATCACACTTCGGCGTAGACTTCTTAGACGTAACATACCGCCCGGAATTCTTAGGCGGATCATCAACACCTATCCAGGTTAATTCAGTACCACAAACATCATCAACAGATACAACATCACCACAGGGAAATCTATCTGCATACGCAACAGCTACCATGAAAAATGGAGGCTTCACTAAATCATTCACAGAACACTGCATAATACTAGGCATCGCATCAGTACGAGCAGACTTAACTTATCAGCAGGGACTAGAACGTAAATTTACACGATCTACTCGATACGACTTTTATTGGCCGGCTTTAGCCAATATAGGCGAACAATCAATACTCACTAAGGAACTATACTGTCAAGACCCAACAACAGACACTGGGTCAACAGGCACTCCAGACAACGAACGCGTTTTCGGATACCAAGAAAGGTGGTCTGAGTACAGATATAAAAATTCGCTAATAACAGGCAAACTACGATCTAATGATGCACAATCACTAGACGCATGGCACCTCTCACAGGAATTCGGATCAACACCGGAACTTAATCAAACCTTCATAGAAGAAACACCACCCATAGATAGAGTAGTAGCAGTAACAGACGAACCCGATTTAATCATGGATTGCTACTTTAACTTACAATGTGCTCGACCAATGCCACTCTACTCAGTACCAGGACTTA